GATTAGGAGATGTAGCAAAGCCTAACTTCATGGAGATACCTGATTCAGTATATCGTATTAAAGAGATTAAGTACAATGTAACTGAGACAGGTGATGCTAATACAACATTCAGAAAGATACAGTTTGAAGAGCCTAGTGATTTTATAGCACGTACAGATGCTTACAGGACTGGAGAAGATAACGTAATAGAAGTAACTACTAGTAATAGTACTACCCTATTCGTACTCAACGATGACTTCCCCAGGTACTGGACTACCTTCGACAACAACGAGATAGTGTTTAACAGTTATCAAGTAGCTGAGGATACTACACTACAAGCTAGTAAGAGCAAGTGTTTATTCTATGAACTACCTACTTGGACAGCAAGTAATACAGCTATACCAGATCTAGATGAAAGATTCTTTCCTGGTTATCTAGCTGAGGTAAAGAGGATTTGTCATCAGTACTTCAGACAGCAGCCTAGCATCATAGATGAAGAGGCAGCTAGAAGAGGTAAGGCAATGTTAAGACAAGAAGCCCGTAGGGTAGAAGGCGCAGACACGAGAGCAAATTATGGAAGAAGGTAAGTGGTTAGTAGGTGAAACTAAGACTGGTAAAGTATTACAAGTAGTAAGAAACCCTAGTACAAACCTGTATATATTACAATATAATCATGGTGGAGAGATTCCTAAGAAGTTACGTGGGGATTGGAACAATATGGAAACGCTAATGAAGTTAGCTAAGCCATACCTTGATAACCTTAATGAGAACTACGTAGAAGAATCTAAAGATGCCGAGAGCGATAGCGACGAAGCAGTATCATGACTTCACTGGAGGTCTGAATACTGATTCTACAAAGTTAAACTTCCCTGAGAACTCTCTAGTTGATGTACGTAACATCATCATAGATAAGAGCGGTAAACTCAGAAGAGCTAAGTACGGAGAGGAGGCAGCTACTGCTACTTCCTTATCTGAGAGCTACTCTTCTCAGAGGAGAGTTAATACTTATGTCTGGAGAAGTGCTGGCAGTCTTGAGACCTTCTTGGTAGTACAAGTTGCTGACATACTCTACTTCTATGACTTAGATCTAACAGCTACCTCTTACGAAGTAAATGATAACTACGTTGGAGAGATAGATTTAGGATCTTCGTATCTTAATAGTCTCCTCCACTTCTCAGAGATAAACGATAAGCTACTATGTACATCTGGTGGAAGTTCTACAGCTCCTCCTTTCTATATCGAACATATAGCACCTAGTACATTTACTAAGACTGACTTCTATCCTGACATAAGAGACTTTGAGGGGGCAGATGATGGGTACGCTGTAGATGAGCAGAGGGATTATACAGGGGATTGTTTCTTAATACTCTCTGGTACCTCTGGTGCTTATACAGATGCTGAGTCTATCAATGGTAGTACTTCAGGGGTAGGTGTAGGAACTGGATTGTCTACTATCAGTACCGATGGAACTACTAGAACAATACGAGTAACTACTACAACTAAGATGACACTAGGTGAAACTGTTACAGGCGCTGTCTCTACATCTACAGGTATCTTAGAAGTTCAGATCCCTGTGTTCGATGACTACGATACATCAGCAGTTAATCTACATTTGTATAACCTAGTCAATCAAGGTTGGGGTCCAGTAGAACTTACTGAGTACACCCTAGACCAAAATAAAGAACCTAGTAACTCCATGCAGTGGATACTAGGTAAAGATACTAGTGATCTATTTGATCCAGATCTTCTAGATAAGCAAGACTTTGGTTCAGCTGAAGCACCTAAGGGACGTGTATACTATAGCGTACTGGCTGGCATAAGAGACGAAGCAAGGCTCTTTAACGGTATAAAATACTTACAGTCTGTAGGTGGTATAGCAGATCTAGCTGGGTATCAAATCCAAGCTTCAACTGTAGCAGCAGGTAGGCTATGGATGAGCGGTGGTAGACTCCCTGGTAGTCACGGTAAGAAGGTCCTCTTTACTCAGATCTTAAAGGATGACATGAGTAATGTAGACAGGTGCTATCAACAACAAGATCCTACTGCTGAAGACTTCAATGATCTTCTAGATAATGACGGTGGTGTGATAGAGATCAAAGAAGCTACCTTTATCAGAGCCCTTAAGAACTATCAGAATGGAGTACTAGTCTTCTCTACCAATGGAGTATGGATGATAGATGCTTCTGACACAGGGTTTACTCCTAACAACTACAGTGTAAGAAAGATAACTGAACACGGTGCAACATCAGCTAAGTCTATAGTAGAAGTAGATGGTGCCATAGTGTACTGGTCAGACGAAGGCATCATAGCCTTAGCTCCTAACCCAGAAACTGGATACCTTACAGCTACAGATATAACTAGTGGGAAGATCAATAGTCTTTACACAGGGAAAGAATCACATACCTTTACTCCTACATACGATGAGAAACTCTCTGCATGGGGAGCCTACGATAGCGTAGAGAAGAAGATCTATTGGGGTTACAGTAAAGATACTGTATTCAGCAGGGACGATTCAGCTATGAAGATTATGGTCTTCAATGTAGAGCAAGGATCTTTCTCCTTCTTAGATGCAGCTTATACCTATGGACTTCATGGAGCATTCGATAGAGATCATGACGGTATAAGATTCTTAAATGTCTCTGTCACTGCTGATACTATATCCTTCATAAACCTTAAAGGTGATACCTTCTTAGGTACTACAGCTAACTGTTACTTCGAGACATTCCATGAGAACCTCGGAGATACAGTAAGAGATAAGGCAGCTACGTGGGTACTGTGTCAGTTTGAAAGGACTGAAGATGGATACCAAACTGTAGGTGGAGGCACAGTCTTTACTAATCCTAGTGGCTGTAACATGAGAGCTAAGTGGGAATGGACTGATCATGCTGATGCTAACAGGTGGTCTTCATCTGAGCAAGTATACAGATTACCTAGACTGTATGTACCTACTGGTGCTAGTGATCCATTCGACTATGGACATACAGTTATAACTACTAAGAACAAGGTACGTGGACATGGTAAAGCAATCTCCTTGCGATTCGAAGCAGAGGAAGACAAAGACTTCGTACTCCTCGGATGGGCAGCAGTGTACACAGGAAGTGGATCAGTCTAGTAACTACGTATATACCGATGAGTATGTAACGTTTGACATAGAGTTCACAGATGTAGGTAACTTCTTCCACTGTGACATTCTAAAGAAAGATAAAGATACAAGGGCTCACATCAAGAGAGTCTGGATACAGGTTCAAGAATATCTAGTAGCAAGAGGAGAGACTGAACTCCTAGCTATGATAGATGAACAAGATAATACCCTTAAACAGTTTGCTTCTTCTTACGGATTTAGGAAGGAGGATCAGATCCTAACTAATGAGATCTGGAGAGTGGAGTTAAGATAAGATGGGTGAAGCAGCATTACCAATACTAGCAATTTCTACAGTTGCAGGACTGAGCGAGAGTCGCAAGGCAAGTAAGCAACAGCGAAGAGCTAATAGAGTACAGCAAAGAGCAGCAGCTATACAGAATGCCCGTCAGAGGCGACAGGGTCGTGCTCAAGCGATAAGATCAGCAGCAACTCTAGAAGCTCAAGGTGTAGCTTCAGGGACGTCAGGGTCCTCTACAGTAGCTGGTAGACAAGCATCTCTACAGACACAGTTATCTTCTAATCTATCCTTCCAAGGGCAGTTAGAGTCTTTAGATAGGGCTAAGTTCAGTGCTCTTAATGCAGCTAGTAAAGCTCAGTCTAATGCAGCTACATTCTCAGCTATAGCTAACTTCGCTGCAATGAATAGAACTGTCAAGGTATCAGACGTAGGTAGTACTGCCAGCAGAGGAGCATCTCCCTTGAGTAGCCCAGTAACTGGAAGAGCTGGTACACCAGGTGGATTCACTAACCCTGTAGGGATGGGTTCAAGTATAAATATGTCAGGTATCCCAACCGCATCAAGACCTTTCACTCCTCCATCAACTCCAGGATTTAGTTCCTTTCTGACTGGAGCTAGGTAAGACATGGCTAAACTAACAGAAGCACAAGCTATAAAAGAAACACTAGCCGAGAATGCAGCCTTTGACTTCGATGATAAAGAAGCAGTAGCTGCTAGTAGAGCCCAGGCTGATGCTCAGTTCGATGAGTTTGTTGCAGGGGGAAGAGCTAGAGCTGCCAGGGACAAGGAGACCTTAGAAGGTACAACCATATCTAGGGAAGAGAGGGACAAGACACTCTTAGCATCTTCTAACAATCCTAAGTCAGAGAAGACATCTAATCTTTATAAGATGGAAGGAGCTTTGATCGACAGTGATACCACTGCTGATGATCTCTTTGCATCTTACCAGAAGCTACACAAATCTAATGACACTAAGTCAGCTGCTAAGTTTGCTGCTGTCAAGAGAGTACAGACTGAGAATGAAGAATTCAAGAAGATCTTCAATAATTTAGTATCTAACTCTCCTGATTTCAACAGTGATCAGATAGTAGACTTGGTAGATGCTACTGACCAGATAATCAAAGAGAACTCTACTCAAGTTGAGGGCGGTGATGAGCTTATACATAATCAGTATGTACAATCCCTATCTAACCTACCTGAAGGAGATGAGAGGGTAGCTAGGCAGGAGAACACTCAAGCTATGCTTGCAGATCTACAGGAGCACTACGACTCTCTGGGTATTACTGATCTAGTATACTCTGTAGTAGACTCATTCATAGGTATCAAGCAGTTAGCTGAGAGTTTCCAATTAACTGGTGGCCCTTTCACATCTCAAGAAACACTTAAGAGTTTTGGTAGATGGTTCAGAGGCTTACCAATAGAGAAACAACAGGCTTATTGGCCCGAGATTAAAGAGCACTTCTTCGCATCTAAAGAGAAGAGTAAAGCTATAGACTTAATGAGGCAGTTGCTGGACCCTAGTGCTGAGTTCTCTATGGAACATCCAGCTTTCAAACTACTTGAGACAGTAGAGTTAGGAGCTGCCGTAAGAGGGCTAGTCAATCTTACTAAGCATTTGACAGTTCAAGGTAGGCTATCAGCAGGAGCTAAGAATCTAGATAACATAGATGTAGCTGCTAATGTAGAAGCTGCATCTCTTGTAGATGAGACAGGGCAAGTAGCTACTGCAATTAACACTGATAGGGTTATAAGTTCGATAAACGGTAGTCCTCTTAACATGTCGGATGTAGATCCTGATACAGTACGGGGCTTATCTCCTGAGATAGTAGAGAGACTGTTACAGTTCAAAGCAGGGTTAAGAGAGTCAACAGAAGATATTATCGAAGGTAAGACTGCCCTAACTCCTAGGTTCATGACTGACTCTGAGAGAGTAATACAAGAATCTAAGCTTGTAGAAGAGATGAAGAAGGCTGAAGAGGCAGCTGATAACTTAGTACTAGATACTACTATCATCAATAGGACTACTGACGGTATAGAGGTAGAAGTACTCTACGATACTACCGCTCATAATATGTCTGACCAGATAGCTCTTCTAAGATCTCAAGGTAAGACAACTAACTTGAGTGACCTCGCTCCAGGTCAGCCACTAGGTGTTACTAAGAAACTAAAGTTTGACTTCAGTAATATAGCTGGTAAGTATGAACAAGATACTCTCCCTTTCGGAGATGTAGTAGGTTCACCTAGGTTCTGGGCTAGAGATAAGAAGTTAGTAGAAGATGTACAGACTGCTAACTTACTTAACGGCATCTCTCCTAAGATAGCTGATGAGCTAGACTTCTTTGAGAGGTTAGCTGTTAAAGGTCTTAATAGAAAAGACAAGAGTCAAGTATCTGATACCCTGATCAAGGGTGATGAGTGGCAAGAGGAAGGTCTCGAAGTAGGTAGACTGTGGACTGCTAAAGAACTAAGGAATGGTATACCAGGTGTAATCAAACCTCACAGTGATAAACAGATAGAGTCTGTCCTTAAGCTGAGAGTTCTTTATGATGATCTAGGTATCATTACTAATGCCAAGGCTAGGACTGAGCTGGAAATAAAAGGTTTCAAAGAGTTACGTATAGCTGGTATTAGAACTATAGGTACACTCAATGATACTAAAGCATCAGCTCTTACCTTCGCTAAGAATAATAGAAGCATAAATACTTACGTACCTGAGACAGGTAGGTCAGTAGATCTATCAGAAAGGATAGTAGAAGAGATGTATGATAAAGGCTTTGTATTAGCTAGAACTCATAAGCCTTTTAATCCTACTCCTGAGAACACATCAGCCAGGTTCAGGTTAGCTTTTGTTAAGAGTCCTGAGGTGAGAGATCTTCCACCTAACGTCTTGTTCTTTAAGAAGGCATACGTACCTAGGAGCTATGAGAGAGGTTCATACTGGGGCTATAAGCTCGTTGCTGATACAGAGAAGGGATTGCCTAGTAGTAGAGCAGTAGCTCACTTTGATAACAAGCCAGATGCCCTTGCTTGGGAAGCACAACAGAATGCTAATGCAGAGACACTTCAATCTGGAGAGAAGTTCAGACAGTTTCCAGACAAAGGTATAGACCAGTTAGATATATGGGATCAAGGATTAGGCTTTGGTACTTTGTATACTAGCTCTAGGTCTAGTAAACCTGTACCTAGATTCAAGACGATTAACGGTAAGCTCACACAGCTAGATCAGGTAGAAAGGAAGGACGCCTTAACAGCTCTATCTAATCAGATCAATACTATCTCTACTCACTTCCCTAGGAATGAATGGAGACTAGCTCTTGAGCAAAGGATAAAGAATACTGCTGATCATCTCGATGTTAAGTTCGAAGATATGAACACCCCTATAGCTGATACTCGTAAAGAGGGGCTCTTCATTGAGAAGCTAAGAATACAGTACAGAGATTGGATGCATTTTAGGACAGGCAAGGAAACAGCTTGGGAGACTAGGATGCAAGACTTATATGACTGGGCTCTAGATCCTAGCAGACCTGTAGGTACAGATGCTGTTGTAGGCAGAGGAGCTTGGTGGGTAAAGAGTACGAATCCTGTGTCAGCAGCTAGAGGTTCCACCTTTCACCTGTTACTAGGGATATTCAATCCCATTCAACTGTGGGTACAAGGACAGGGTGCATCTATTGCTGCGTCTATGAATATACTTAGACCAGATAAGATAGCTAAGTTACTTAGTAATCAGAACTCTATCCGAGGTATACAGAAGGTACTACATAACCCTGAGGCTGCTGCTGAGATAGCTGCTAATGTATCCAGGGGAAGTAGATACAATGCTGAGGGATGGGTAGCCATAGCTAAAGGCTACGATAGACTTGGCCTTAAGCAAGGTATGTTCCAAACAGCAGATTATGCAGCTGCTGAGCATGGCTGGGCTACTACACGTAAAGGTCTTAAGCAAGCTGTAGAGAAGGGACAGCTTATGTACAGAGCTGGTGAAGGGTTCAACCGTAGGTTTGCCTATATGACTTCACTCGATGAATGGATTGATGCAGGGTTAAAGCAATCAGCTAAGGATGGACACGCTATTGACGCCAGTACTCAGCTAAGAAAGCTTACAGATGATGAGCTAACTAAAGTAGGTGCAAGGGCTAATGATCTCCTTCTTAACTTAGGCAGAGCTAATAGGAATCTCAATTGGCAGACAGGCCCTATCTCCATTACTACTCAATTCTGGCAAGTACAAGCTAAGATGATGGAGAGTCTCTTCACTAAGAGCAACAGCTTCACTGCGAAGGAAAGGGCTAAGATAGCATTAGGACAAGTAGGACTATACGGAGCAGCTGCCGTACCTTTCAGTACAATACCTGCACTATACATGACTGAGTTCTTAGATATCTCAGCAGAAGATATAGCTGCTAATCCAGGCATGACAAAAGCTTTCAACCAGGGGCTAGAAGGGTGGTTAGCATCCTATGTACTTGGAGCTGACGTAGATGTAGCTCAACGTGGTGCAATACTTAACAACGTAGAGAGGCTCATGGCTGATCTAATGTTTGGTACTGACAAGGAGTGGAGAGAGTTAGCAGGTGGTGCATTCGGGTCTGTCTTCGGAGACAGTGTAGCTGCTACTAAGAACCTTCTTAGACTGAGCCAAGCTACCTTAGGTACTAAAAGGTACCCTACTTTTAAGGAGTACTGGTCAGCTACTACTGGAGTATTGAACTTAACTAGCACTTGGAAGAGTGGAGCTAAGGCTTACTTCATGATGACTCAAGATCGTATCATGAATCGAAGAGGCGTTAATGTAGTAGAGGGTAAAGACTTCAACTGGCAAACAGAGTTAGCTGTAGGGCTAGGTTTCCAACCAGCTGAAGCAAGTAGAGTTCACTCAGCTTCTATGATCAACCGTTGGAGAGAAGACTACGAGTCAACTGTTAAGACGGAAGTGAAGAAGTTGATGATCGATTGGACAGGGATGGCTGAGGATATCGAAGGTACCTTCAGTGAGAAGGACAGGGTAGCTTTACTCAGCAACATAGATGTCTTAACTGGATCATTGAGTGAAGAGGCTTACGATAGGATAATGAAATCTGTAAGCACTGAACTCTTGTCTGGTAAGAGTAAGCAAGACAAGGTATTTAAGAAGTTCTTTGAGAGACAAGTAGAGTCTTCAACTACATCTCTGCAAGAGAAGATGGTAAGAGCTATTACCACTACAGATGATATTACAGATTTTATACAAGACGTGAGATAAGAAATGGCTAATGATGCACCAGAGATAGGATTCACTGAAGCTAGGTTTATAAATGCAAGACCTGATACTTCTACAGCACAAGCTATAGGAGTTATAGGTGATGTAGTTAAAGAGGTTAAGGTAGATAAGTTCCAAGGTGACCTTCAAGAGTCTGCTGATAGGATCAGAGAGTTCTCTCTAGCTTCTAAGAGTGACATTAGATTCTCATCTCTACGTAAAGATATTATAGATACTAAACTCTTTAGTACATTCCAGAAAGCTTTAGTTCAGAATAAGTCTACTGAAGCAGCAGCTCTAATATCAGCTGAGGCTGAGGTTAAGAGGCTTATCAATAAGAACCCAGGGTTTGCACCTGAGATAAGGAAGCTAGCTAGGGATACACTAGGGTTAGATCCTCTAGGTAGTAAGTTCAAGATGGATATAGCAGATCCTTCAACTACTGACCCCCTTTCTAAGACTGAACTAGGTAAGAGATTCCTTAACACTAAGACTTTTGCAGCTCAGCAAGGGCTTAGTGAAGAAGATACTCAAGTTCTGTTGAATAGAGAGTCTCGTATCTGGAACCTAGAGAGACAAGCTGATGAGCAAGATCTCCGTGAGAAAGGCGGGGAGAAGACAGTAAGGTTATCTTTCCAGAAGACTATGACTTCAGTTGATAAGTGGTTAGAAGACTTCCAAGCTACTAGTGCATTGAAACTTAGGGGTAAAGATCAGAAGTTCTTCGATGATAACATCAAGGGTGAGCTACTTCAAGAGATTCAGCTACAGAAGAGAATCAATAGACAATCTTTTATAGAGAGTCTTACTAATGCAGACATAGGGTTGGATGACGCTAGTAGAAGTGAGAAGCTAAAGCAATTTGATAGACAGTTCAAAGAGATGGAAGACTGGGTAGGCAGTAAAGATTTCTTAGCTACTGCTAACAGGATGAATGAGATCAGTGCAGCTGCTAATGAATTAGGCTTACGTACTATCATGCCTGTACTCTCTGGTTTACAAGATGCCTTTGGTGACAGAGCAATAGATGTATTTAAGCTTATAGATAACCCTGAAAGTTCTTTGCATAAGATACTCCTTGAACTTGACCCTGTTACTCAGATAGCGCCTGCTAATGCATTCGTTAGACTTAAGGATATATTCACTAAGTTAAGTGTAAACCCTGGAAGCATAACAGAGCTAGAGCGAGAAGTAGTAACTGCCTTATATCAAGAAGGAAGTGACAGGGGTAGCCTAGGGGACGAGAACACTAAGAAGATGAATGATGATTTTCAAAAGTCAGGTGACACTTTCCCTTTGAAGTACTACGCATCAAGGAAAGGTAAAACTGTAACCCCAGAAGCACTGGAATATGTAGGTGCAGAGGAGTCTAACACTGAGGATCAAGTAACTAAACTGTTTACAATGGCTAAGTCAAGAGGCTTTGAAGTTAGCATAGATGATCAAGGTACCTTTGCATTCGCTAGCAAGGGTGATATCCCTCTTGAGACTAGAGCTTTATTAGAAGACCCCGAGAGAGCTGGTCTTTCAGTACTAGGATCAAGACAAGAACTAGCAGCAGGCGTGGTAGTAGATAACTTCTTAGGCCCTATGTTAGAACTGTCAGGTAGAAGTTCCTATAATAAAGTTTTTAAGACTGGTAAGCAAGGGTATATAAAGCGGATAAGAGATACTATCTTTGAATTAGAGAGAGAAGAGATCAAAGCTAAGACTCCTCCTAGTAAGCCTGAAGCTAAGAAAGAAGAGGCTGCACCTGCACCTGACTTCTCTCAAGTAGATGAGGGGTCTATCATCCAGCTTAACGATGGCACAGTAGCTATCATTAAGAACGGTAAACTAGTAGAACCTACATCTGAGGACTTACAGCTACGTGGCTAAGGTTATAGGTAAGATACAGAGAATACCTAAAAGAGGGCCTAAAGGATTACAAGGGCTCTCCGGTATGGCTGGAAGAGATGGTACCTCCCCTAAGATAGAGGACATCCTGCGCCTTATCCAAGTCCCTAGTAACGGCATAGACGGTACTAGTGGGAAGGATGGACGAGACGGACTGAGAGGTCCACAGGGAGCACAAGGGACTAAAGGAGACTCTTTATCCCTTGAACAAGTTAAACCTCTTGTAGAGGCTCTCGTTAAGTCTGAGGTAGAGAAGGTAGAATTACCTGAGCCTATCAAAGAGACAGTAAGAGAGCAGCACTTCGGAGGTGGTAGGAACCCTGTTAAGTATATAACTACTATAACGGAAGCTACTTACTCCATACTCAAGGCTCAACTAGGAGCAGGTATGAATATCTTTGGTGTTAACTATGCCGGAGATGTAACCATAACACTACCAACAGGACATCAACAAGTCAAGGATCAAGTAATAATAATCAATGACGAGTCAGGTGCAGCTGGTACTAATAACATTACAATTAAAACTAACGTATAGAGAGATAAAAGAATATGGCTACTGGAGATATAATCGTCTTTGAAGAGGCTAAAGCTTACATGATTGATGGTGGCTGGGAAGCTGCTGATACAATCAAACTAGCTATCTGTGATAACACTACTGCACCTACTGCCGCTGACGCTGTACCTAGTATCTCAGGTGGAACTACTAACTACACAGAGGTAGGTAGTGCAGGTTCATACACAGCTGGAGGAGAGACATTAGATACTCTTGCTAACTGTGTTGTAGAAGCTGCTGGTACTATGACCTTTGATGATACTGGAGCTACTGTAACGTGGGCACAGAATGCATCTAATGATGTTGATGCTTACTGGGGTATTGTCTATAACGACACTGATGTTACCAATAGAGCTATCTGCTTCATCGAACTAGGTGGACCTGTAGATATGGCAGCTGGTTCCCTTACAGTTACTTGGAATGCTAGTGGTATCTTCACAATAGTTTAAGCATACCGTTAACTATTCAACTTGATAGGTAGAGATTAATGCTCGCAAATAGAGTAAAAGAAACTACAGCAACAACTGGCACAGGCTCGTTTACGACGGCAGGTGCAGTAGCTGGGTTCGTAACATTCAACACTGCATTCGGAACTAATAGGAAGTTTCATTATTGGGCTGTTAACGAGACAAATGATGAATGGGAAACAGGTATAGGATACCTAAGTGCATCTACTACTCTAGTCAGGGATACTGTTCTGTCAAGTACTAACAGTGATGCAGCGGTAAACTTTACAACTGCACCTTCACTCTTCTGTGCTCCTAGTGAATCAGCATTTGCTTCGATAGTTCATGCTGCAAACAATAGTGTCCTGCCTGGGTACACACCATCAGTACACGTGACAGAAGAAACTACTAACTTAACGATGGTTGCAAACCGTGTCTACTATTCACCATTCCTGTACCTAGGACAAGTCTCTACTTTTAGTGGATTTCAAGTTAGAGTAGCAACTGCTGCTGCTAGCTCGTTAATCAGGATATCACTCTACGATGCATCAGGTGATTTTAAACCTGAGACTAAGATTGTAACGTGTACGTCAGACTTCGACTCCTCTACTACAGGGACAAAGACGCAAGCTTGTACCGCTACTACTATATATCCTGGATGGTACTTTGTATGCTACAGCTCTGACGGTACCCCTGCTATTAGGCAAGCATCTCAACAAGTATTTTCACCTCTTGGTATTGATAGTTCAAATAACATTAACAAGTGTTACACAGAGAACGGTGCTGACATATCACACCCGGCAGCACCTACCTTAGCGGGTACATCTGCTAACTTTGGTGCAACTCATATAGGATTAAACATCGCATGATAACAATGCCAACAAATCTTATAGAAAGCAGGATGGCAGTAGAGCAAGTAGAAGCTGCGGGTATTGCATTCGTATGGATTGACAATATACCTACTACTGATGACGATGTTACAGCTCAAGCTGTCATTGATTCAATAGACTATGTAGCACTGCTGAAAGCTGAGAAGATATCAGAGTTAAAATCTGAAGGTCTTTCAAGGTTGCAAGCAATATACCCTGCAATAGATAGCTTCGATATGTTGGAGATAGTATCAGAGATAATACTATCTATCCTACCAGCAGCAAGAGATCTAACAGTTGATATGACCTCTTTAAGTACGGTCTACCAAGCCGGGTTAAGCGCTAGGATTGCAATAAATGCATTGTCAACGCTGACTGAGGTCGATACATACGATGTAGTTAACTCTCCATCGTGGCCCTAAGGTGATTAAATGACTATCGGTGTTGTTTCAGTTGGAGAGCTAGCAATTGGAGAGATACCAGCTTCGGCTGGTGGAGATACTAATGTATTAGTAGGGTTAGACGCCCTAATTCTTACTGAACACCAAGCAACAATAACATCAGATGTAGGAGTTACTACTGGTACACCTGATGCATTAATCCTCACTGAGTACCAAGCTACTGTTGGCTTAGGTATAGACATTACAACTGGTAGCCCTGACGCTCTTATACTGACAGAGTACCAGGCTGGTATAACTTCAGATGTTAATGTCACTACAGGTACACCTGATGCCCTGATACTTACTGAGTACCAAGCTACTATAACTTCAGCTGGTGCCACTAACGTACTAGCTAGTACTGATCCTCTCATCTTAACAGAACATCAAGCTGGTATAGCCTTAGACGTAGACATAACAACAGGTACACCAGACGCTCTTATCCTTACCGAGTACCAAGCTTCAATAGACTTAGGTACTACAGTAGCAGCAGGTATAGATCCTCTAGTTCTTACAGAACACCAAGCTACGGTTACAAGAGATATTGATGTAACTGCCAGTGTAGATAACTTAACACTATCTACTCACAGTGCAACAGTATCCCTAGGTCTAGTAGAAACTATAGATGGTAGTCTCACCAAGGTCATTACAAGTGACTATGGTAGCTTGAAGATATACTTCAGCGGAAGTAACTATTATACTTATTAGGTAACGATATGACTGGAACATTGAATGACGAAGCACTAAGCTTCTATACACATGGTAAAGATTACATGTTAGAGGTAGCTAAGGGTAACGTACCTGGGCACTCTAGCATAGCTAAGTTCGGGGAGAACCCTGACATAGATAACAATGCTACATTTGAAACTATATGGGATGGCGGTGGCACCTATGTACCTCCTACAGTAGCAAGGATACACAATGTAGTATCTACTGATGCTGATGATGCAGGGACCGTCCTGTCATCAGGTACAGCTACTGGAGGATCTAACTTAACTATAGAAGATACTACAGCTACCTTCTCAACAGATGGTGTAGCTGCTGGAGATGTAGTACTTAACGATACTAACTGTGAGATCGGTATAGTTACAACTGTAACAAGTGAGACTGTACTTACCTTTGGTTTTATGAGGAGCCCAGATACTGGTGCTATAGGCACAGATACAGCATCTGGAGATGCCTACCGAGTAGTTACTAACGCTTCTACAGGGGCTAGTATCTATTATGTTAAAGGGTTAGATGCTACCTTTACAGAAGCTAATGAATTTGTAGTAATGAACGGTATATCTAATGTAGCTACAGTTAACAGCTACGCTAGGCAGTTCAGAGCTAGAGCTTTCGGTGCTAATGCTACTGTAATGGAAGGAGTTGCTACTTGTACTGCACAGACGGACGGTACAGTATCTTCTCAGATAGTAGATGGTAACAATCAGACTCTCATGGCTGTGTATACTATACCTTTCGGTAAGATAGGATACTTAACTAAGTGGTGGGGTTCTCTATCTACGAAAGGAGCTGCTTCTTCTGTAGTTAGATTGAAAGGTGGTACCTTAGATGGCTTAGGATACATCATACAAACTAGAAGTATCAACGGTACTGGTACTAGTGCCTTTGACTATGAGTATTCTGCTCCTGAAATCATGGCTCAAGGTGTAGACATCTGGGTAGAGGCTGATTCTGATACTAACAATACAGGTGTAGCTAGTGGGTTCGATATACTCTTAATGGATGCTTAAGTAGGGTAAATTCTAGACAAAAAGAAGGGGACAATTAAGTCCCCTTTTTAATGCGTGTAGTTTAAGGTTAGCTAGCGTCTATAGCTCTCTCTCGCTTGATCACTTCAATGTAATCTTCTGCCTTCTTACGAGATTCAAACCAAGCTATTGAGTCGTACCTATTAGACATAGGCTTAAACTCTTGCAGTATAAAGTCTTCACTGTGACCTTCAGGTTCAAAGATTACCTTGAACTCAGGGGCTAGTGTAGCTACTTGAGCCTTAAGGCTCTTTATCTCCTTATCATTGACCTGACACTTGTGTATAAGACTAGCTATACAATCTCTAGTGTTGGATGCAGCTAAGACCTTATCGCTTTTGTCCCATATAGAGTCATTATCCTTCTCCAAGATACCATCTATGTACAAGTAGTCTCCATCCTGTTTGAAATTTGGGTCAGTAAAGTTACTTTTCTTCTTACTCTTAAGACATTCAAACATAAGGCTCATTCCTCTCAATTAAGCTAGTAGCGGATCGATATCTTTATTAGTATCATTAGTAGCTAATGCTTCTACTACTTCCTTGGTCTCTTCCTTCTTAGGAGTCTCTGCTTCAACCTTCGCTTCCGTAGGAGTCTCAACCGCAGCAACCACAGGTGCCTTACAGTTACTACCTTCATTAAGTTCTTCATTCATGTTTAGTATTCCTTTATAATTGTTTAAGTCGTCAAGTATGACCAGACATTCACCAAGTAGTTCAGTTATTTCAAAACTATCTGGTGTTTCTTCGAAAGATAATTCTTCATGCTCCCTTATCCAGTCATATGTATCTAAGATAGCATTAGTTATAAAGCTAACATCATCCTCTTTAATCGTGTACATCTTCTTCTACTATCTCCTCTTCTTCTATTGCTCCGAAGTTACAACTGTAGAAGGTAGCATCTATATCCTTACTTACTATCTTAGGTAAAATCCCTAGAGCTACTTGCTTAGTCTTTTCATTAGACTTCGAGTTCAATATAGATAATATAGTAGCTTCAACTGCTTCTACTGCTTGCTTATCTATTCCATTTATTTCTACTGCTGTAGCCATTCCTTCGGTACCTTCTTATCTGCATATTGCCAAGTTACTCCTTTGAAGATGCCTCTTCCTTTACCTTGACAAATGTCTGCATAAGTTTGTTTTGCTCCCTTTGAAGTTCTAGTGTTGCTCCTAGTGAATACGAATCTAATATCAAGGCCCGGATATTGTCTCTTAATGAGGAGGTGCTTGAGTCTGTCTTCGTAGTCCCAGATACCTTTCGTTTCGACACAGATGATCTTACCATTGTTATCCTCTAACCAGAAATCAGGTGTATATAGGTGCTTACTCATAGGTTTAAGCCAAGGGATCTTCCCTTCTATTGGCTCGTATAAGAACTTCACCTTTCTTTTATTCAGATCAGTAGCTACCTTACTCTCTAGCCCTGACCTATACTTGTTCTTGTTGTGTCTCTTCAGGGTACTGTGCCTCGTTTAGTTCTTCCATAAGTTCTATAAACATGTACACTGCACTGCTAACTAACTCAGGCTTAATCAAGTTTAATTCCGCTGGGATAGACGTATCGCCTAGGATCTCATCCACATCTACAGGGAGATTGTCGAAGTAGTCTTCCATCTTATTCAACTGGTAACCCATCATAAAGATTACTGATCTTAATATCTCTACAGTCTCTTCTTTAGTCTTCAGGTTGCTTTCCTTCATAGGAATCTCCTAGTATTACCTTGCACGCTTCATTGTAATGTTCTTCCGATTCAAACACTACGTATCTACCTTCAGTCTCTACATTAGCTGCATCAAAAGCTTTCTTCATCTCTATGAAGTCTTCTAAGGTAGGTTCCTTCCTCTCTTTCTTCTTCTTATCTACATGAGTAGCTGCCTTGTTAAACTTATTCATGTACTTAGCTACGGGATTCTTCATCCGGGACCCTCACCAGCTCTAAAAGCCTCTTCCATCTCAAGCCTATTAATCTTATCCTCAAGATCTTTAAACTTCTTATTGGCTCTCTTACTATCAGCTTTAATCTCTGCATGTACTTCCTCCTTAGAGTAGTACTCATTAGGCTGAGGCGCATACCCATCCTTAAGGTAGTCAACCATCTTGTGTATCTCTTCTTTAGTATAAGTTCTCACGATTGTAATTCCTTGTAACTAAGGTAACTCCTAGTAGCCTGAAGCACCCGCCCCGACACTAGCTCTAGTACCTCTCCATTAGTTAGCTTATGTAGATCATGTAGGTAACATACATCCGTTAGGTACTTTGTATAGTTAACCATATTACTCTCTAAGTAAAGCATGTGCCTCTGCCTACCTGCTTCGTACTCGACTACAGGATGAAGGTCTATCCTCACTTCTGTAACTCCCTGAATCTCTCTACTACTGGATGAGTAGCTACCCTC